GATCCAGCGCGCGGCTGGCGCGACATCGCGTATCGTGACGCTGTCGGGAAGCTACACGGGCTCGCCGACGGCGATCGAATACAGGATCGTCGGGGACGGCACCGATACGCCCATCGCGGGCCACGACTGGACGGTGCTGGACACAGCGCCCTCGGGGGGCGCGTTTTCCGGCGATGTCGATGTGCCCCAGGGCGGCTGGTACAATATCGGCCTTCGATTCTCAGGCGGGGCCGGTCCCGTCTTTTCCGGCGCGAGCCGATGGGGAGTCGGCGTCAACGTCTTCATGATCGGCCAGTCGAATATGTCCAAGATGAAGGACGTGTCGTCGTCGCCCCCCACCGCCAACGCCCTGGTGTCGATGGTGGTGTCGGGAAGCTGGGCCGCGCCGGCGGGCAACGGCGTTATCGCGCTCGGCAATGCGCTCGCCACGGCCCTGACCCTGCCGGTGGGGTTGATCGACTACGCCGTCGGCGGCACGGCGATCGCCAGCTGGGATCCGGGCGGCTCCTGGTCCGCCGCCGCCGGGGGACTGAGCGCTGCCGGCGGCGACTGCGAATTCGTCCTGTGGCAGCAAGGTGAATCGGACGCGCTCGCCGCCACCTCCAAAGCGTCTTACAAGGCGAGCCTCGCGACCGTTTACGACCAGTGCCGGGCGGCCACCGGGCGCAGTGCAGGCGAGCTTCCGTTTTTGGTCGGCACGCTCGGCCGGGTCACCTCGCCGCCTTACTCAACCGAAACCGATGCGACCTGGCAGGCGATCAAGGACGCCCAAGTCGAATTCTGCGCCGAGACGACAGGGGCCGCGCTAGCCGGTAATCTCGTCGATCTGCCTCATGCCGATCAGTTGCATTTGACAGGCCTGGGCTATGAAATGCTGGCGGCGCGCTACGCCCGGAGCATTCTGCGCAGGCTGGGGCAGGTTCCCTTCGGCGGTTTGGGGCCGCGCATCGCATCGGCGACGATGGACGGGGCGACCGTCCGCGTCCGGCTGTCCCACGACGGCGGCAGCGACTTTACGCCGACGAGCGCGATTACCGGCTTCGATGTCCTGGACGATGGCGCACCGGTGACGATTCTTTCCGCCGTCCGGCAGGATTCCAATGTCATCGCGCTGGACCTTGCGAGCGTTCCAGCGGGCGCCGTGACGGTGCGTTACCAGTATGGCGAAGCACCGGATATCACCGGCGCCGTCCAGGATAATTCGAGCCTCGCCCTGCCGCTTCTCTATGCGAACGGGCTTGCGGTAACAGCGGTGCCCGCCAGCTCTTCCGGCTGCCGGAAACGCCTGGCGCTGGACCTGGCGATGGCGGTCTGATCCGAGCCGCCCAACCGACATTCAGTTCCGGAGTACGAAACGATGAACGAGCCCGTCGTAACGGCGGCGCCGGCCGATACGGCTGTGTCGCTTACCGAGCTAAAGACCTATCTGCGTGTCGACGACGATACCGAGGACGCGCTGCTCGACGCCATGATCAAGGGCGGCGTCGAGACGGCCGAAACCTATCTCGGCCGATCCCTGATTACCCAGACGCTGCGACAGAGCCTCGATTACTGGCCGGCAAGGCAGGCGAGTGATGCTCGGTTTCCTTGGTTCGACGGACCCCGGATCGTGGAACTCGCCCGCCCGCCGGTTCAGAGCATCGTGGCGGTGACGGTTTATGATCAGGACGATCAATCGAGCGTCATCGCTTCCAGTGCCTATCGCCTGGCCAATGGCTCGAATGACCGGGCCCGGCTGGTGCTGCACAAGGGCCAATCCTGGGCGGCCGACATGCGGCCGACCGACGCCGTCGCGATCGATTACGTCGCGGGCTACGGCGATACCGCAAGTGACGTGCCCGAACCGATCCTGCAGGGGCTTATGGCGTTGATCGGCTTCTGGTTCGAGCATCGCGACGGTGCGGCCTGGCAGACCGCCTTGCCGCCTTTGCCGATCGGCGCCGCGTCTCTGTGGCGGCCCTACCGCCTGATGGGTTTCGGGCGATGACCGGCGTGACGATCTGCGATCTGCGTCATCGAATCCGGTTGCAGGCGCGAATTCTGGCGGGCGACGGCGGGGGCGGGTTCGCCGAAAGCTGGTCCGATCTCGCCGAAATCTGGGCTGCTATCCGTCCATCCGCCGGCGCGGAGGTGACGCTTGGCGAGCAACGCCGGCACCGCGTCACGCATGAGGTGACGATCCGCTATCGGCTCGGCGTTCAACCCGGCCAGCGCCTGATCTACGACGGCCGCGCACTTTACATTCTGGGCATCGTGAACCCCGCGGAGCGCGACGCCTTCCTTTCGCTTCATTGTGAAGAAAGAACGAGCCCGTGATGACCATGACGGTCAGCTTCACGCCGCTTTCGGCCAACCGGCTAACGGCTGTCGACGGCCAAGCGGATGCCGCGTTGCGCCAGGTTGTCTCCCGCGCGCTCGATAGCGTGGCGGCCGACGCCCGCGCCAATGTCGCTGGTTTGCGGGATGCCGGCCGGCCGGGCCCGAGCGCCCTGGAAGCGAGCATCAGAATCGACCCGGCGGCGGACGGGCTGAGTGGCTCCGTCCTGGCCGGAGGTCGGGACGCGCCGTACGCAGCGTTCGTCGAATTCGGAACCAGGCGCGCGGCGGCTCAGCCTTTTCTCGGCCCGGCGCTCGCCGCCAACGCGACGCGGATCTGCCGTGACATCGCCGTGGCGGTCGACAAGGGCCTTGGAGCGGCCTCATGAGCGGGGAGGCGACATGGGCGCTGCAAAAGGCCGTCTTCGACGCACTGACCGGAAGCGCCGATCTGATGGCGATGGTAAGCGGCGTTTACGACCATGTGCCGGCCGATACGGCCTTTCCCTATGTGACGATCGGCGAGACCACGGTCGCCGACTGGTCGTCCAAAACCTTCGATGGCCAGGAACACAGCCTGACGCTTCACGTCTGGTCGCGCGCCCGGGGCCGCAAGGAGACCAAAGAGATATTTGGTCTGGTCTACGCGGCGCTCAACGGCGCGCCGCTCAGCGTCGCGGGCCAGCAACTGGTCGATCTGCGGTTCGATTTCGCCCAGACGCTGCTCGATACCGACGGTCTGACTTTTCACGGCGTTCAACGTTACCGCGCCGTCACCCGCGTGCTTTCCTGACAATCCCCGAGGAGATTCATCATGGCAGCCGAAAAAGGCCGCGCCTTCCTGCTGAAAATCGGCGACGGGCAGCCGAGCGAAAGCTTCGCCACCATCGCCGGTCTGCGCTCGACGCGCCTGACGATCAACAGCGAGCTGGTCGACATCACGAACAAGGATTCGGGCGGCTGGCGCGAATTGCTGTCGGACGGCGGTATTCGTAAGGTCTCGATTTCCGGGGCCGGCGTGTTCACCAACAGTCAGGCCGAGCTCGACCTGCAGGCCCGCGTGCTGGCAGGCGCGATCGGGAACTATCAGATCGTCTTCGAGAGCGGCGACATGTTTTCGGGCGGGTTTCTCGTCTCCGCGCTCGATTATGCCGGCGAGCATAATGGCGAACGCAGCTATACCCTGTCGCTCGAGAGCAGCGGCCCCGTCAGCTTCGCGGCGAGCTGATCATGGCAAGAGCGGCGAATACTCATCGCGGCGAGGTATCGCTGACGCTCGGTCCCCGGCGCTTCGTCCTTCGCCCGAGCTTCTCGGCGATCATCGCGATCGAGGAACGGCTCGGCGGCGTGATCGGCCTCGCCGTCAAAGCGTCCAGGGGCGAGATCGGCCTGGGAGAGACGGCCGTAATTCTGTGGGAAACCCTCGACAAGGAAGACAGCGCGGATCTCGCGGAAGAGGATCTCGGCGCCATGATTCTGGAGGAGGGGTTGGCCTCGGTCTCGCCAGTGGTCGGCGACCTTCTCGCAACGATTCTCAAGGGCAGTCGTCACGCCAGCGAATGACCCGAAAGGAGATCGATTGGCGGCGCTTCGGCGAAGTCGCAACCGGCGTTCTGGGCTGGACGCCGGCGGTGTTCTGGGCGGCGACGCCAGCCGAATTCTGGATGGCCTGGGATGGCTGGCGGGCGCGGTTTCATCCCGCGTCGGGCCGTGCCGGCGCCGCGCCGCTCGCCCGGGCGGAATTGACGGATCTCGAGCGGAAGTTCCCCGATCGGCAATGTTGACGCTTTGACTGCGACACGTCACAATCCGGCCATGGCTAGAGAGCTTCCCAGAAAGCGCTTGCGCGAACGGGTGGCCGAGAG